ATCGTCGCCCTTCGCCGACAGCTCCCGCAGCCGCTCCTCGATATCGAACAATCCCGCCTGCCGCGCCATGCTCCACCTCGTCGTCAATGCCGGCTCAGTGAATCACCAACCCGTCGGAAGCGCACGGGTTTTTGGAGGCGTCCAGCCTGCTAAACTCGACAGCGCCGAGACCAAGACTGCCTTCGCCGCCCGTGTCGGCCTGACCAAGGGGCGCATCTCGCAACTGGTGGCCGATGGGCTGCCGGTGCGCCCCGATGGTCAGATCGATGTGGCGGTGGGCCTCGCCTGGATCGAGGACAACCTCGACCCCGCCCGGCTCAACAGGGGTGGTGCCGCTGCCGCCCCTGCCCGCGTCTCGACCACGCTGGCCGAGGCGAAGCGGCTGCATGAGATCGTCAAGGTGCAGCGCGCCAAGCTGGCGTTCGAACGCGAACAGGGCCAGCTGATTGAAACCGTTGCCGCCACCCGCACGGTGTTCGCGCGCGCCCGTGCTGAACGTGATGCGCATATGGCATGGGTGCAGCGCAGCGCGCCGCTTCTGGCCGCCGAAGTCGGGGCCGATCCGCGTGCCACCTTCGCCGCCCTCGACCGGATGATGCGCGAGCATCTCGAACATCTGGCCGACCTGCCTCTGGGGAGCCTTGCCGATGGTGCCTGACATCGACCTTGCCTGGCGGCGTGGCATCCGCCCGGAACCGCCGATCCCGGTGTCAGACTGGGCCGACTGCAATCGCATCCTGCCGCCCACCTCGGCCGAGCCCGGCCGCTGGCGCACGGATCGCACGCCCTATCTGCGCGCGGTGATGGACGCCCTGTCCACCGCCAGCCCCTATGAACGCGTCGTGCTGATGAAGGGCGCGCAGACGGGCGGGTCGGAGGCCGGGCTGAACTGGCTCGGCTACATCATCCAGAACGCCCCCGGCATCGCCATGCTGGTGATGCCCTCGCTGGACATGGTGCGGCGCAACACCACCGTGCGCATCGACCCGCTGATCGAAGCCACCCCTGCCCTGCGCGATCTGGTGTCGGCCCCGAGGTCGCGCGACGCCGGGAACAGCCTGTTCCGCAAATCCTTCCCCGGCGGCCAGCTGGTGATGACCGGCGCGAACAGCGCCGTGGGCCTGCGGTCCACGCCCGTGCGCTACCTGTTCCTCGACGAGGTGGACGGCTATCCCGGCGACGCCGACGGCGAAGGCGATCCCGTCGATCTGGCCATCCAGCGCACCACCACCTTCCGGGGGCGGCGCAAGATCTACATGGTCTCGACGCCGACCCTGAAAGGCCATTCCCGCATCGAGGCCGCCTTCGAGGACAGCGACCAGCGATACTTCCACGTCCCCTGTCTGCATTGCAGTGACATGGCCCCGATCACATGGGCACGCATCCGCTGGCCCGAGGGCCGACGCGAGGAAGCCTATCTGATCTGCGACGCCTGCGGCGGCGTGCATCACGAGCACGACAAGCCCCGCCTGCTGGCCGCTGGCGAATGGCGGCCCTCAGCGCCGGGCGATGGCCGCACCGCCGGGTTCCACCTGTCGTCGCTCTATTCGCCATGGGAGACATGGGCCGAGATCGCCGAGGGGCATGCCCGCGTCGCCAAGGATCCCGCGCGCCTGCAGGTCTGGGTCAACACCAAGCTGGGCGAGTCCTGGGAGGATCAGGCGGGCGACACCGTTCCGGCCGACCCGCTGATGGCGCGGCGCGAGGATTGGGGCAGCGATCTCGCCCCCGGCGTGGCGGTGCTGACCGCAGGCGTCGACGTGCAGGGCGACCGGATCGAGGTGCAGGTCGTCGGTTGGGGTCGCGACGAGGAGGCGTGGGTGATCGACTATCGCGTGCTCTGGGGCGATCCTTCCGGCCCGCGCCTCTGGTCCGACCTCGACATGGTGCTGAACGGCACCTATGGCGACCTGCCGGTGCGCGCCACCGCCGTGGATACCGGCGGCCACCACACCAAGATGGCCTACGAGTTCTGCCGCACCCGCCTCGCCCGGCGTATCTGGGCGATCAAGGGCCGCGGCGGCCCCGGCTTGCCCGTGTGGCCCCGACGCCCCACCCGCAGCAACAAGGCAAAGATTCCGCTCTTCATCGTCGGCGTCGATGCCGTGAAGGACGCCGTCTACGCCCGCCTGAAGCTGTCTGAGCCCGGCCCTGGCGCCATCCACTTCCCCCGCCGCCTCGACGCCGAATATCTCCGCCAGCTGACCGCCGAACGCGTCGTCACCCGCTTCGAGCGTGGTCGCCCCATCCGCTCCTGGCAGCCCAGGCGCGATGGCGAACGCAACGAGGCCCTCGACACCTTCGTCTACGCCCACGCCGCCCTGCACGGGCTGATCAGCATGGGGATGCGGCTGAACGAGGAGGTGGAGAGGATGGCTTTGCGGATTCCGAGCGGCCCCGCGCGAGGCCCGAACAACGGAATCATTCGCTCGACGTGGCTGATTTCGTGAAGTAACACTTGATGTTGAAGGGTGCTCACCCTCGCCTTCAATATGAAGTAATCCCAGCGCCGCAGTCTGAGCAATGCCCATTGTTGACCATCTCCTGCTCTATGCACAGCGCATTCGTGATCTGCGCCGTGCACATGCCGCAGTGCAGGAACCGGCTCTCGCGCCGGCATTTCAGGAGCTGCTCGAAAACGCCCATGCGGAAATGCCGGTCGGTGCCCGCCTCACTGTGGTCCCAGAGTTCGTCAACCCCGGCGTCGGTCGGCCCGACATAGCGCTGGTTCGTGCCGGTGCCCCCGCCCGCGCCTTCGTCGAACTGAAGGCGCCCGACAAGCCAGCGAACCCGGCGCGCTGGCGAGTTCCCCATGACAAGCGGCAGGCCGTGCGCCTGCGCGAGTTGCAGTGCTGGGGGACTTCCAATTTCATCGACGTCCTCCTGTTCGAACGCGCCGACGAACAGGCGATGGCCCGGATCGTTCCGGAGCAGGCTATCGATCCGGCATGCGACGATGCGCGGGCGACCCGGCTGATACGCGGCCATGATGCCGCGCCCCTTCTGGCGCTGATCGAACGTCTGGCGGCGGGGGCAGGTCAGGAACCGGTCGCGCGGGATGCCGAGCATCTCGCCCGGCTTCTCGCCCATTCGTCCCGCCTGGTGCGCGGGATCATTCAGGACCGCCTGGCCGACCTGCGGGCTGCCAACGTGGCCGCCGATCCGCTGCTGGACGTGCATGCCGAGTTCCAGACCGTCCTTTACGCGCATCCCGAGGCGGGTGGCTATCCAGCGCACGACTTCGATACGCTGTTTTCTTCCGCCTTCGCCCAGACACTGGCCTTCGGACTGCTGCTGGTGCGCGAGGGCAGCGGCCGGCCGGTCGATGCCACCGCCTATCAGCACATGCCTGCCGAACATCCGCTGATGCGCACAGCGTTGCGGGTGCTGACGCAGGCGGAAATCCTCGACGTCGTCGGCATGGGCTTCACGGTACTGCTGGACACCGTGAACAGCTTCGCGCCGGCAATCCTGGCCATTCGCCCCGGCCAGCCCGACCCGATCCTGTATTTCTACGAGGATTTCCTGTCGGTCTTCGATCCGGCGGCGCGGGAACGCCATGGCGTGTACTTCACCCCGGTCGAGGTGGTGCGGTTCATGGCGGGCGCGCTGGACCGCGTGGCGCGCGGCAGCCTCGGGCTCAACGGGCTGCGCGATCCGAATCTGACGATCCTCGATCCCGCCACCGGGACGGGCACCTTCCTGCTCGGCGTCGCCGAACGGGTGCGGGACGAGGCGACGGCCGCAGGCGGCCAGGGTCGTGCCGATCTCGAACTCCGCGACCTTGCAGGTCGGATGTTCGGCCTCGAGCTTCTCGTCGGCCCCTACGCCGTGGCGCATTACCGGCTGCACCACACCCTGCGCGATCCGGCGGCGCCGGGGCCGCGCCCCGCACTGCCCCGGCTGGGCGTCTACCTTGCCGACACGCTGGCCGAACCGGGCGCGGCGGCACCGCTCGGCAGGCTGGGTTTCGTCTCGGCGGGCATCACCGAGGAACGCCGTGCCGCCGACCGGATCAAGGCGCAGCAACCCATCCTCGCGATCATTGGCAACCCGCCCTATAGGCGACTGGAGGAAGGCGAGGACCGGACGCTGGTCGGCCAATGGATGAACGCGCTGTGGGACGACCTGAAACAGCCCGTCCGCGAGGCGCGTCAAGGCAATCAGCTCAATACCTTCCCCGAACTCTCCGTGGCCTTCTGGCGATGGGCCATGTGGAAGATCTTCGAGGCCGACGGCGCTCCGCAGCGCGGCGTCGTCGCCTATATCTCCAACCGCAAGTTCCTGACCGGCTGGCCCTATGCCGGTCTGCGCCGGATGATGCGCGACCGCTTCGACCGGATCGAGATCATCGACCTGCGCGGCGACCTGCGGCGTGGCCCGCGCGCGGGAATCGATCGCGATGTCGGGGTCTTCGACATTCAGGTGGGCACGGCGATCACCATCGCCATCGCGGACGGCTCGCGCGCAGGGCAACCCGCGGAAATCCGCTATCTGGATTCCTGGGCCGAAGGGCATTTCTCGCGCCGGGCGAAGTTTGATTGGCTGGAGGGTGGTGCTGCGGCGGGGACGCTTCCGAATGCGATCCCGGTGGCGCGGGAGCCAATGGAGGATTTCCGCCCGAGACCGTTCGAGAACGGAGAATGGCCGAGCCTACGTGAGTGCTTTTCTTTCTCCAAGTCGGGGATGAAAAGCGGTAACGATCCCGTGTTCGTCGATACTCAGAGCATCGACCTGACCCGCAAGGTAGATGAGTTCCTTCAGGAGGGCGAGTTGGGTGTCCATGACCCAGCACTCGTCGTGCAGCTATCGTATCGGCCTTTTGACTTGCGCTGGTTCTACAACGACTTTCGCCTACTCAACCGCCCCGGCCCCCAATTGCAACGCGTTTGGGGCGCGCAGAACGTCGGCCTCTACGCACTGCCGGGCGGAACGGGCGCCGGCCCGGCCGTCTGGTGCCATGGGATGCTACCCGACTATCACGCCTTCCGTGGAAGCTATGGCGGTTACTCCTTTCCGCTGCATGACCGCCGCTCGGCATCCGCGGGCCCCAACGTCTCGGCCGCGCTGCTCGATGGATTGGCGGGCGCCTATGGCGTCGCCGTCACACCCGAGGAAGTGTTCGACACAATCCTCTGCCTGCTGTCGGCGGAGAGCTATTCCCTGCGCTTCGCCGAGGATCTGGAGGATGTCTTCCCTCACGTCCCGTTCCCGGCCGATCACGCGATCTTCGTGCGGGCAGCCCGGCTTGGCACCAGTCTGCGCAGGGTCCAGACCTTCGACCCGGCGCATCCGCCCGCCCGCAACGCCGATCCGACCTTCGTCCGGCTCGTCACGGCACCGACGCCGGGCACCGGGCTGGCGCCTTCCGACCCCGAGGGCGACCGTTTGACCCTTTGCGCCGACGGATCGGGGCAGGTGGAGGGGCTACCGAACGCACTCTGGTCATTCGAGGTCAGCGGCTATCCCGTCCTGCGCCGCTGGCTGGAAGGCCGCGCGGGCCAACCGGTCGACTTGGCCTTGTTCGATGCTTTCCGCGATGTCTGTGCGCGGATTGCCGAGCATATTGATCTCGGCGCTCAGGCAGATACTATACTTGGTGATGCGCTTGCCGCGACACTGAATCGGGATGCCCTTGGGCTCCCCGCATGATGAAGGAGCCGCCATATGATTTTTGATGCCCAGGGCAGCCTGTTTGGCGACGGCCGCATGGCTGCCCCTGCCAGGGTATCCACTCCCGATCCGCAAGCGATTCGCGGGCGGCTTGGTCGGCTTCTGGAAACCCTGCGCACGTCCGACGGCATGCCGCTTTCCGACAAGGATCTGCGGATGTGGCAGACCGTCGTCCCGAACATGACGCGCTGGCTGCCGGATGAAGAAGCCGCAGCCATCCGTTCGGAGTTCGAGCACGAGATGGACCGGCTCTGCGCCACAAGCTGAAAGAGCTTCAGCGCACGTCCCGATCCGGATAGTGCGCTCCCGCCGACTGCGGAACATTCTCAAACTCTCTGAATAGCCATCTCCTTGTCGCCGCGCGAAAATCGGCGGCATGCGCAGCCTGCTTCATCGCCTTCTCGCCCGTTCCGGCACCCGTGCGTTTGACGCTGCGGGTGGAGGCCGGCGTTGGGAGGGCGCGCGGACGGTCGATGGGCTGAACGCGGCAATCCTGGCGGACGCGACCACTGCGGCGCGGCGGGCCGGGTGGTATGCCCGCAACAACCCTTGGGTCGCGGCGGCGGTGGACAGCCTCGTCGGCAATATCGTCGGCGCCGGTATCAAGCCGCAATCCACCCATCCCGACCGGGCGGTGCGCGAACGGCTGCAGGTGCTGTGGCTGCGCTGGACGGATCACGCCGCGCCAGACGGGCTCGCGGATTTCTACGGGCTGCAGGCGATGGCGGTGCGCGCGATGGTCGAGAGCGGCGAGAGTTTCGCCCGGCTCCGCGTGGTTGCCGATTCCCCTGCCGTTCCCCTCCATATCGAGCTTCTGGATCGCGAGCAGGTTCCCATGGACCTGCACCGCGATATCGGCGGCGGGGCACGCATCCGCGCCGGCATCGAGTTCGACTCTGCCGGCCGCCGGGTCGCCTACCGGGTGTCATCCTCCCGCCCGGGCGATCCGCTCGGGTCTCTCCGCATGGACCCGATCCGCGTTCCCGCCGCCGATTGTCTGCATCTGTTCAAACCGCTCGCGGCAGGCCAGTTGCGCGGGATCACCTGGCTGGCCCCGGTGCTGCTGCGGCTGCATGAGTTGGATCAGTTCGAGGATGCAGCACTGGTCAAAGCCAAGGTCGCGGCGCTATTCACCGGCTTCATTACCGATCCCGATGGCACGGCAGGCGGGCTTTCCGGCACCAACACCAACGGCGCGCTGACCGTGGGCATGGAGCCCGGCAGCCTGATCCCTCTGCCGCCCGGCACCGATATCCGTTTCTCGAACCCGACCGAACACGACGCCTACGCGCCCTTCGTGAAGAACCACCTGCGCGCCGTCGCGGCCGGGATGGGCCTGCCCTACGAATTGGTCTCGGGCGACCTGGAGGGTGTGACCTATTCCTCGATCCGCGCCGGATTGATCGAGTTCCGCCGCCGGATCGAGCAGTTGCAGCACAGCGTGGTCGTGCATCTGTTCTGCCGCCCAGTCTGGGACCGCTTCGTGCGCCTCGCAGTACTGTCGGGCGATCTGCCCGCGCGCGACTTCGACCGTGATCCGGCGGCGTATCTCGCCTGCGAATGGTTGCCGCCCAAGTTCGACTACGTCGATCCCAAGAAGGACGTCGAGGCCGAGATCCTCGCCATCAACGCCGGTCTCAAGAGCCGGGCGCAGGCGATTTCCGAACGGGGCTACGACGCCGAACAGGTCGATGCCGAGATCGCCGCCGACAAGGCGCGGTCGGATGCGCTGGGCCTGAGCTTCGGTGCCCTGCCCGCCGCCAAGGAGGACACCGCCGATGAATGACACCGTCACCGTGCTGACCCGCCGTGCCGACCTGGCTCCGGCCAGCGCCGATCGCGACGCCCGCACCGTCGAGGTGATCTGGTCCACCGGCGCGCCTGTGCGCCGCCGCGACATGGCTGGCCCCTATGTCGAACGCCTCAGCCTCGCGCCTGAAGCGGTGGACCTGTCGCGCCTGCAAGGGGCGAGCGTGCTCGATGCCCACCGGCAATCCGCTGTCCGCGATGTGCTGGGCAGCGTGCAATCGGCCGCCGTCGATGGCCAGCGCGGAACGGCGCTGATCCGTTTCTCGTCCCGCCCCGAGGTGGAGCCGCTCTGGCAGGACGTCCTGTCCGGGATCCTGCGCCATGTCTCGGTCGGCTACTCGGTCGAGGACTGGGCCGAGAGCACCGAGAACGGCGCGCGCGTGCTGACCGCCGTGCGCTGGACGCCCCACGAGATTTCCCTGGTGCCGACGCCCGCCGACCCCGGCGCCCATATCCGCATGGAGACCAATATGCCCGACACGACCATCACCCCTTCCCCGCCCGAGACGCAGACCCGCGCCGCGATCAACGCCGAGATTCGCTCCATCGCCCGCATCGCCGGGCTGGATCAGTCCTGGATCGACGGCCAGATCGACGCCGCCGCCGATGTCGACACCGCCCGCCGAGCCGCCTTCGAGGCGCTGGCCAGCCGCTCCGCGCCCGCGATCCGCACCGAACAGGTCCGTGTCGAGATCGGCGACAGTCACGACGATCCGGCTCTGCGCGCTCGTCAGATGGGCGAGGCCCTCTACGCCCGCATCAACCCGCGCCATGACCTCAGCGAACCGGCCCGCCGCTATGCCTATGCCACGCCGGTGGACATGGCCAAGGAACTGCTGACCCTGCGCGGCGAGTCCACCATGCCGCTGTCGCCTGCCAGTCTTGTGACCCGCGCGCTGCACACCACCTCGGACTTCCCGATCATCCTCGGCAACACCGTGGGCCGCGTGCTGCGCGATGCCTATCAGGCCGCACCCTCGGGCATCCGCCGCCTTGGTCGCCAGACCTCGGCGCGGGATTTCCGGGCGGTGAACAAGATCATGCTCGGGGAAGCCCCGCTTCTGGAGAAGCTGAACGAGGCGGGCGAGATCAAGGCCGGGACCATG